TTTAGCGTTGATGCTACAGTAATCGCTGACGAAGAAATTGTTTGGATTTTAAAATCAACTCCAAACATTATTCAATGTCCGATTATTGTTAGCACCAAAGCATGGGAAAAGATGAAAGAATTGAGGATTGATGATCAGTTTACAATTCTTCATGTTTTCAAGCCAAAAGAATGGTATAACGCAGCCCACTATGCTGCTGACTTCCTTTTAGAATTCGGTGAGTGTGATGGTATAAATATATGGGGGTGCGATTCTATCTTTCAGGATAATATAGAATCAACCACTGATCAGTTTGTCAAAAAAGAAAATCCTGCCGATATGAAGTTTATTAGAAACTGGCGCAGAATCTGGAATGACATCTTTGATCAAAATCCGAATGTTAATTTTAATGCAATGAGGGTTGACTAATGAAAAACTTAATTACAATTTTGGTAATGGCTTTTGCTTCTACTGCATTTGCTGCAGACAAAGCACCTGCTAAGAAAGAACCACCAAAGAAAGTTGAAAAGTGCGTTCCAAGCAAAGAAGTAGTTTGCGATAAAAATCTTCAAGGAAAAACTCGCCCAACGCCAAAGAAAAAGGCAGAGGATACTAAATAATATACACAGTGGGTTGATGGATCCCAATAAAACCATCATTACACACAACTCATAACACACAAGGAGTACAACATGAGTAATTTGACCCCATTCGAGATTCGTCTCGAGTTATTGAAAATGGCGAAAGACATGCTATCCGATGACTACTACGGAAAGCGTGAAATAATTAGCAATGAGTATTCAAATAAATGCGAAATTGCTAAAATCCATGGTACCGAAATTCCAAGCCATCCAGGATTTCCAGCGTACCCATCAGAAACTGATATCATTGCAAAGGCTCAGACCCTAAATGGTTTCGTTTCAAACATCCCCCAAGATATAAAGACTACTAGCAAGAAGTCAACCTGATACGGGATTGAAAGAGAGCATCCGCTCTCTTTCTTAACTAATTAAGGAGATACTATGCGAGTGTACATACACACACTTTTATTAATATTAACAATTGTTGGGATTACACTTATCTCAACTGCATACCCACAAAATTTTAAATTATTTGACATTCGATACTCTGAATTATCAAAAGACGCAAAACAACAAGTTGATTGTTTGGCTGAAAACATTTACCATGAAGCTGGTCATGAACCAAAAGATGGAAAGTTAGCCGTTGCACTTGTTACACTGAACAGAACTCAAGACCCACGATTCCCAGATAGTATATGTAGTGTTGTTAAACAGAAAACTAAATATACCTGCCAATTTACATGGTTCTGCGAATCAGTGAAATTAAATAAGAATAGCATCGTTTATGAGAAAGCCATGGACGTTGCTTTGTTTGCTTATGCAAACTATGAAAACATAGATGATATAACAAAGGGTGCATTATTCTATCATGCAGATTATGTTAATCCAAGATGGAAACTTGAACGAACTACCGTAATTGGTCGACATATTTTTTATAAAGAAGGTGGTAAACACAATGATGGAAAAACTAAACTTGTCTCTAAAAGAGGACAGTTCGAGGCACTCGTTCTTTCTCTTAATGGAGGAAGTAACTCTTAATACTTGTAAGCAGGCAGTTGAGTGGATTCTTGAAGCAAACTTCTCTGAAGAAACTCCAGAGATGCTTAACTTGATTATCACTTCTCCAGGTGGCGACCTAAATGCTGCGTTTGCATTAGTTGATGTAATGCGTGGTTCTTCAATACCAATTCGAACAGTTGGTCTTGGGCAGGTTGCTTCTGCTGGTCTGATGATTTTTATTGCAGGTACAAATGGTCAGCGTATTCTTACACCGAACACTTCTATTTTATCCCATCAATATTCATGGGGTGCATTTGGTAAAGAGCATGAACTGTTTGCACAGATTAAAGAGTTTGACTTGACTACCAAACGTATGGTATCTCACTATAAGAAATGTACTGGTCTGAAGGAAGAACAGATTCGTGAGTATCTACTTCCTCCACAAGACATCTGGCTCAGTTCTGCTGAAGCCAAAAAATTAGGACTATGCGATGATGTTAAAGATCTTAAGTAATTACGCAAAGTATTCTGGCATTTGGATTAGTATTTCACTAAATCCATTTCACTGGCGTCTCGCCTTTGAGTTTATGCATCCCGATGAACTCAATCCAAACATGCGAGGCATTTTCATATCACTCTTACCAATTTCGTTGAGAGTGGTTGTTGACGATGGTTCATGGTAGGAGAACAATATGAACAATAAAGAAAGTTTAGCATTTATTATTGGAATGGTTTTAGTTATAATTACAGTTACTGTTTGTGTAACTTATTACAATCTCAATAAGACTGCAGCAATGAAGTCAAACATTGATTCAGCTATTGTAAAGGGAATTGATCCTCTTGCAGTTCGTTGTGCTTATGAATATGGTGATAATGTTTGCATTGCATATGCAATTTCTCATGGCAAGATGGAATCTCAGGCTACGGTAAAGAAATAACCCTACAAAAGTGAGGGGATTAGCAGAAATCCCTTTACTTTTATTCAGGATCCTGGTATAATTAGGTTACCGTAACTGAAAAGGAAACCTTAAATGGCTACCAACCATACCGAAAATGCAGCGCAGTCCGACATGATGGCAGTGAAACACCTCTGGCCATTCATTAAGACGAAGTCTAACGTAAGTTTAGAACAAGCACTTTTCCTTGCTGAAGAAGGTTACCTATCAATTTCAACTACACTTGAAAATTCTATTACAAGTGTAAATCGAAAATTGAAGCGAAGCACTGAAGTGGGTATGGATCTTTCTGACGGATCTGAAGTCAAATTCATGACTGCTCGATATCGGAGCCATGGAACTGACTACAAGGGCAAAAAGCAACAGGCGATTCAAGCCACGCTAAGTCCAACAGCACTTAAAAATAAAACTGGTGCTCTTAGGGTTTGTATTTTGCATATCGATAAGAATGGTAATGATACCATGCGTTTCTTTATTCTTCCTTATCCTACATGGCAAAAACGCATGACTAAGGCTGGTATTACGTTTTCTTTCTCAAAGAAAAATGATCATGAATTCACTCCCACTGCAAAAAAGAAGTGGGCTGAATTCGAGGTGAAAAATATAAAACAATTTTCCGCTTGCCTTTAATTCACTTTTCAGGTATAATTATATTATGCAGATGATACATACTGGACCAGCTAAATCAAAGAAGCATAAACCCAACGCAAAGCAGCGAGAGTTGCAAAGTGAGTGGGAACGAATGCTCAAGAAGTATGCCACAAAGAAGGTTGTTCAAAAAGAGCAATCACTCAGTGATGTGTACTCACTTGGAAAATCTGCTCGTCGTGAGACGCCTAAGATTCCGAGTCTTCCCTTTACTGGTGGACCATGCGCATTGAAGCCACCTCCAGTCTACACAGGTTCTTTGATTAAAGGAATTGGTACCATGCATAAGTCAAATGCAGTGCCGATCTTCTCTGATCAAGAAGCCATTGACATTGCAACAATGAGGAGATGATATGAGTGAATTTTGCGTTAAGTGTGCTGAGAAAGAAGCTGAGATAGAACTTCTGCGTAAGAAGTACCATCAGGAAACTATATGTATGAAAAATAAGATCACCCACCTGACTCGAGAAAATGAAGCACTCATACTTGATGTTGCATTTTATGGTGGTAATCTTACAAACTTGTCTTGCAATGATAAATAAGGTATAATTACATTATGAATACAAACTACACAAAAATCGTTTCGTTCGCAACTGATCGAAACACCCAAGGTATCTATGACACACACCACGAACTTCTTGTGGAGCGCATGCGTCTAGATAAATTCTTCAGCATGTATCTTGACAAATTTGAACGCAAGATGGATCCTGAGAAAACAAACACACCTATCTGGGATCTTTATAAAAAGAAGATGCGTGAGTATGGTGAACTTCAACAAGCAATCAAAGCAGCAGAATACTACCTGAAGAAATCTTATGTTTAAGAACTCGAATGAATTTTCTTTGCTTATTGAGCAGATGGTCAAGGATAAACGAATCAATCACATGGATGCTGTTCTTGAGTATTGCAAAGAGAACTACCTTGAACCAGAGGATGTAAAGTCTCTCATCAACAAATCCCTCAAGGAAAAGATTGAGATGAACTTTCGCGAGATGAATTATTTACCCAAACAAGCACAGCTAGATGTATAATGGACGGATTTAAAGCATTCAAGTATTACATTGCCATTAAGTTACATTTCTCAAAAGATTCTTTCGATGTGTTTAAAAACAGAGGTTCTGTAAAAGGAACTCGTGAAGCATTCTATGCACGCAACGATAGATATATGTTTGAGAAGTTGGTTCGTAAGTTTCCTGTTGACAAAGACCTTATTCAATTTTATGTTGCAAATTTTGCATACGGTAATGATAACATTGTTTATGCGTCAGAAGAAGCTGAGACTTACTTAATGGCATGGCAGAAACGTAAACAATCCATGACGAAAATTTTTGCAGACGATTGCAATAAAATTCTAATGGATGCATACAAACGTAAACTCAAACAAGATTCAATTTTAAATTTTACTTTAAATCAATATCCAAGTATACTTAACTTATACCTTGGAAAACAAATTGGGATTGAAACCCTAAGGATTATAGATGACTTCGAGAATTTACTTGGTACGTGGAAACAACATGGTTCTATGTTATTACTGTGGGAAAACGAGATACGCAAAGTTGAGAAAGTTAGAGGATTTGTTAAGTACGATGAAGAAAAAGTCTTAACAGTTTATAATCAATTTAAAGAAGAGATAGCAGAGTTGTAAAATGGGTAAAACCTATCACAAAAATTCAAAGAAGTTTGAAGACGATTTTTCTGGTCAGCGTTCTGGAAAAACCACTGGTAAAAAAGGTGGCGGTATGAAAACGCTAAATAGTTATGTTGATGAAGAATATGATGATCCATTTGTCGATGAGGTAGATGGAATAACTGATGAGATCTTCATTCAACATATAAAACAAAACGATACTAATTAATACTTTAATACGAAGGAAATACAATGGATATTCAAACACTCCGCAAAATGCGCAATTCTGACTTCGGCAAAATCGCTGGAGAATTCGAAAAGATTGCCAATCCCCAAACCGAAACCAAGTCATATGCTGACGATCGCTTCTGGAAACTTGAAGGCGACAAGGCAGGTAATGGCACAGCCACACTCCGCTTCCTACCTCGAGTAGAAGGTGATGAGTTGCCTTGGGTACGTTTGTTTTCTCATGGCTTCCAAGGACCAACTGGTAAGTGGTACATTGAGAACTCCCTCACAACTCTTGGTGAAAACGATCCTGTCGGTGAGTTGAACACTAAACTTTGGAATTCTGGTTCTGAAGCAAACAAAGAGATTGCTCGTAAGCAAAAACGTCGCCTATCTTTCATTGCCAATGTCTTGGTCGTATCTGATCCAAAGCATCCTGAGAATGAAGGTAAAGTTGTTCTGTTCAAATTCGGTAA